TGTTATCCCAGAAATAGGCGGTTCTGGAGCGTCAAGCGGAGGTGGTGGACTTGCTGTTGCTGCTCCAATTGATGTCCGATACACAGTAGAGCGGATCAATAGCGTTGATTACGTAACTGCTGAACAGTTCCAGGCTGGTATGCAGCAGGCTGCAACACAAGGTGCTAAACAAGGTGAACAGCAAACACTGAAGCGTTTACAGATGAGTGGTAGCACCCGCAGGAGGATTGGGATATGAGCCAGTACGCTTTAGGCCACGCGGTAAGAATTAAAGCAATTGACGACTCTGGTTTAAACATTCAGTTTAAATTCCAGAACTTTTTTATTAATGGAGAAATGACCTTCGGCAGTGACCAATATACATTTGTGCCGTTTGGTTTTTCTGGAGTTACTGTTAATCGTACAGGAGACGGCTTAGAAGCAACTTTAGTTTTTCCAAATAATGATCTGACGCGCGGTTGGGCTGTAAGTGCAATCAACGATCACTATGTCATAGAAGTAGATGTTTTAATTGTTGATTCAGATTCGCAAACTGGGTCGCATACTCGTGTCCATAGTTACATCGGTCAAGTAGTTGGCGGTAATTGGGACAACGTGTCTCTCAACCTGCAGCTCAGCTCAGTTTTAGATGCTGTTGGAACGGATGTTCCAAGACGGTCCTTGACGCGCAATTTAGTCGGCAATTTGCCTGTATCCAACAATGTCCGACTGCAGTGATCTGATTGGAATGCCGTACCGTCTTGGTGCTGACGGCAGTGACGGTCATATTGATTGCATACACCTTTGTTATCAAGCCCTGGAGCGGATAGGCATTGACGCACCACCGTTTAAACAGGGTTGGTATGAGGCAAGCAAGTGGGAAGTGTGCCGGGATCTGATGCGGTGGGGTTTGCGAGTTGAAAAGCCTGCGTATGATGGGGACATTCTGCTGCTACCGCAGCAATCCTGGGCATTCGCAGTCACATGGCAGACGGGAATCTTGTACGTCAATCAAATGTCAGAAAAGGTTCAATGGTCTTCGGTCCGACTGTTTACGACGTTCCACTGCTTCCGTTCGAGAAACAGTTAATAGAAACGATTGGAATAACTGAAGAAGAGTATCGAGCATTTACGGCTGAAGCCAAAAAGCGTGGAGCGGTAAGACCAGCAGCGTATAACCATATCCCTGACGTTCAAGCAACTGGGCTTGAGCCAGGAGCAATAATTCTGATAAACCTAGCAATCAGCCTTGTGCTGACTGGTGTTTCATATCTGCTTACACCTAAACCGAAGATGCCGAAAGCCGGTGGTGGTGTTATTGATCTTGGCAGCATTGCAGGGGCCAATCGTTTTACGCCATCACGCGGCTTTGAAACTCTTGCAGAGCTAGCAGATTATGCCGCGCCTGTTCCCCTTATTTTTGGTCTTTACAAGGACAACATTGGCGGAATGTTGACGACACCAAAGCTTGTTTGGTCTCGCATGTTTAGTCATGGAACAATGCAACGAGCCAAGCTGATGTTTGTTGTTGGTGAGCAAGGCGTTGGCAGTGAAGGTATTCAACCGCCAGACCTTAAGGGCATTTTCCTTGGCAACAACGCGCTTGATGCTGTATTCAATGATTACTTTGCGTTTTATTGGCACGCAGACAGCAGCAGCACATTTCGCATCCGTGGAAGTGACAAAAGGTACGGCACAAGAGGGAAGCCGCATAGGGGTGATCCTGATGTTTCGCCTGACGATGGTGATGCTTTTAATTTCCCGCTGTCTAATTATGACCAAAAGGCTTCAGAAATTTTTTGCCATGCTTACACCCCTTCAAATAGCGCACAATTTGGGGTGTATGGATCAATTGCTAATGGCACAAGCTATCGAGTTAACTATCAGTTAATTTCAATTCCCAAAAACGACGACGACAGGGCAGTCGCAATAAGAATGCTGGAACGCATTAAAATCGTTGGAGATTCTGGCGTCGAAGTTGACGACAAAATTTTACAAGAGGAAGATGAGGAGGAAGGAGTTGAAGGAGCGGGAACAATGCCTGGCGACGCTGGAAGGGAGCGCTTGATTGAAATATATAAGAAAGGAAAACATGACGGCGCAGGCAGAAATTACAGCCCGAGGATGGGAATTATTAAATACACTAAAGAAGCAGATGTTGCCGTAGAAAATGCTGGCACAGTCACGGGAGATGATCAACACAGACTGCAAATAGCCAGCATTGCCGTAGGCGATCAAGTTGAGTTTGTAATCAGCGACTCTTCAATTGATCCAAAATTTTATATAAAAAATCAAGCAGGCCAAGGCGCAACTGTTGACGACATTAATTCCTCGGTTGAATCGCTTCAAATTGAAGCTGATTCGACAATGCAGTTAGGAGAGCATTTTGAAATAGGTGGATGCATCTGGAAAGTGATCACAAGAAACCGACCAACTTTTGAGCCATCAGGTGAAGTAGACGGAGGCAATAATCAGATAATAACTCTTGAATGCGTCGACGTTTCAACTTCTATCAATAAAAATATAGGCATTGTGAGCAACTCTTTAGTAGTCGCCCCTACTAGTCAATTTATCGGTGATAGTGGCATTGGCACTAAAAGCAGAGGCATTGGCGAAGCGTTCTTTCCTTTGACTCAAGTAGAGATTGCAACGATTAAAAATAATCGACCAGCGGTTTCGACTGAAATTGGACTTAAAAGCACCGTGTTTCAACGATTAAACGGGCTTTGCAATTTTCAAAGTTTGCCTTCGCCGGAAAGTCTTCGTGAGTCAGAAAAAGACAGAATACAAATAAACAGTGGCACGATTTCAGCAAGTGTCTTGCGCTCTTCTATGTTTAGAGTTTTTCTGCGCGACATAATTCTCGACTCTAAGTTTAATCCGTTGCCACAGATCTTTGTGGTGCAGGGGGTAAAGCCAACAGCTCAGTACAATTACATTAGGTTTACGCTTGATAGAGCTGTTGAACTAGAGTACAAATTTGTGCCTGTTTCCGGTTCGGAAATTAAAGATTTAAGCGATGAACAAAAATTTATTGTGCTGTCTCAATCAAATTCAACAGGGCAACCCGTAGATGGTTCGCATGGTTCTTTTGAGTTTGAGGCAACCGTTTCAGACGCGATAGGATTGATAAGGGTTCATGTTTCTGGCCGCGAGGTTACTGGCCCAGATTTTTTTAAACTCAATAAAGAATTTACCAGAGGACTCAAGACTGTTACAGGAAACAGTATTCCGCTAAAACCAGAAACTGTAATTTATAGAACAAACGAACCCGAGCCTGAACTTGATACGGTTGTGACAACAAATAGCGTGTTAGAAAGAAAAAAAAATATTGCAAATAACGGGATTGATGAAGCAAAGTTAGCAGCTTTCTTTTATACAATTGCAGGGACTGCAGACGACGAAGACGTGCCTCTTCTCGGTAAAAAATTTTTTGAAAGTGTAGAATACATTGGTGGGTCTACAAAAAGCTGGCTTCATGTGCGATGGCACTTGCAAAAAGTCATAAATACACTTGATTGGGCAGAAGGCCAAGGCCATTTATGGAGATTTCCACGAGATACTGAAAGCGGTTCTAAAGGCGACAAAATAAAAGTTTTAGGAAGTGGCGGAGGCTTCTACGGTGGTCAAGAAATAGAAATAAAAAGAGGCAGCCAAGCAACAAATGTCATCAGTGGTCAAGCCGCTTATCCAAGCACGAATCCTTTTGTTAACAATCATCCTGACAGCACAAGGACCGAAAATCCTGTAGATTTACTGTTTTCAGGTTGTGTATTCTCAGTTAAAGATGCAACTGAAAACGTAATACTAGGTGATAGAAATCAGGCTTGGCGATATGAGGTGTTTGGCAGCACTGAAGGTTTTGAACCTGGGCACGCAATTCCAGATTTAGACGTGGAATCTATAGGAGATTTAAGCGAAGAAAAAGAGTTTACGGTCACCAAAGATGGTAAGTCGATTAAAGTCAGCCTAAAGGCTCATTGCAAGAAATTTAATACACCAATCGTTGGACAATCAAAAGGCTGGGGCAATCCAATAGTTACAGTTATTGACGAAACTACTACGACAGGTTGGGAGGTAGGCGATCAATTTGGAATATTTAGAAGCCCCTCAG